GGACGCTGAACTTACACTAGAACTTTGGCAAGAACTTAAGAAAGAAATTTTACACCAAGATATAAAATCTATTTTTCAATTAGAAACAGAACTTTTTCCTTGCTTAGTTGATATGCGTTTTTTAGGAGTGCGTGTAGACGTTGAAGGTGCTCAAAAATTAAAGCAAGAGTTAATTGAAGAAGAAAAAGAATGCTTACAAATAGTAAAAAAAGAAACTGGAGTAGATACACAAATATGGGCAGCTCGATCCATTGCGCAAGTTTTTCA